CATAACTTTCATTAAGCATGCCTAGAAAACAAGTAAACAATCTGTTTTGGTAATTTGCATTAAGAGCGGCTGTGAGTATGCTAGAATCCAATCCAGATAATGCTACATTTAAGTTTGTTGCCTTTATCTCTGATGTTTCTTCAACAGCCCCTACAGAGAGTAGAGAGCCACCCCCAGTGTATGTTTCTGAGTTTATTGTAATTTCCCCTAATCCTGTCCACAATCTAACATCACCCTCTTGAAATTCTGCTTTAAAGGCATAAAAAGGCTTTAGGGAATCAGATGAGAGTTGTGTCAAGAAATCTGATGATAGCCCTCTTGACATATCTTACTCCTTATTTTTTTTTCTTATAAATTTTTTTTGTTTGCTTAGGTTCTACATCCGATGGGATTGAATCATAATCTTTGTGCATTGGAATAACAACATCTGGTTCTATATACATAGCATAGCCACTTTCCATCATTTTTTCTCCTAGTTTTTTTTGCCATTCTTCTTTATCTTCAATAATTTCATCTTGTTCATAGCTTTTAGTGGTGACTCCTAATGGGTCAGCTATTCCAATTTGTCGTTTTATCATTTTAAAGGGCATTCTTTTTCTCCTTAAGAAAAAAGGGGGGCGAACCCCCCAATTTCTAGTCTATTATTGTTACACATTATGTGCAGTTATAGTGTTGTCAGAAGTATGAATTGCATCTCCTTTAACAACAAGCAAACCAATCGGTGTTCCAGTAGAGTGAGTACCAGTTTTTGCTATTACTCCTCTAATATATCTTTTACCACCAACATAACCAACTTGTGTCACAGTTCCAGTTGAATCTGGATTACCAGATGTACCAGCTGTGCCAGTTCCATCTATCTTCAACCAAATACCCCCAGCGGCTATTGTGCCATTAGTAATATCTGCTTGTTCTACATCTGTGAATGTTGAGTTATCATCAGAATGTTCTAATGAGATTTCAAAGAAAACTGAGGATGATAAAGTATCTCCCTCTGCTCCTATGAAAGCGACTAAAGTTGCACTACTATAACCAGCTAAGTCAACGCCTGTGCCATTAGCGGCGGCAGAAGTAACTGCTGGTTTGTAAGAAAGGGCAACTGCTGTATTATTTGCTAAATCAAATTTCATTTGTTTCTCCTTATCTTAACTTGGTACATATTTAGCTAATGCTTCATTCAATACTACTTGACCACCAACTCTTCTTCTGGCCATGTATTTTACCATACCAGTTGAAGCTATTGTAAATGGATCTCTTAATACTGAAAGAGCAACTCTATCAACGACTGTGTAAGCGGCTCTAAAGTCACCGAAAACCACACAAGTCGCACTTGATGCAACATCTGCCATATCAGGCATTTCTACATATGGAAATCCCAAAATAGTATTTGGAGTTCCAGCAGTTAACATCATTCCAGGTTGGAATACATATTGACCTGCAGAATCTTTAAGTTGTCTAATTTTAGCTAAAGTTGTTCTATTGAACACTAAAGTTGCATTTTGGTTGTAAGGCGTTTTAATACTGTGCACCAAATCAAGAAGAGTATCTGCAGTTACTGCACCACTTCCTCCTGTTGTTGTTGAACCAGCATTTGTAGTAAATCCTTCTGGCTCATTTACTTTTGTGCCTGTTGTCATTACTTGGCCTTCTTTTTTTGCAAATTGTGTCGTAAATTCTGATTGCATTTCTGCCTCAAGATTAAACGAACTATCTTCTAACATTTGGTTAGAGATATGAACTTGCGCTACCATCTCGTGTGCTGGAATCTCCTCAAGTTGAGCAGTATATCCAGTGGTCTCTGATCTTGATGCAATTTCTGAAACCATTTGTGCGGCGAATGTTGCACTACGGACAGGAATTTGAACAGAGCGTTGAGATGTTTGTATTACCTTTGCAAGACTTCTAACTGGAGAAATCTCAGTAAGTGTTTTAATAATCTCATTAATATACTCTTTAGGAGCATAATAACCAGCTTGAGTATCATCTGCAACAGTAAGAGCCTTTACTTCTTCTGGCTCAAGGTTCTGCGCACCTTTTCTCATACACTTATGAAAAGCCTCTAGCTTTTTGTCTATATCATCAACTGTTTGACCTACATTTGGTCTTTTTAACATAGCCTCAAATGAAGCTAATTTCTCATTGACATTTTCTTGATTTTTTTCTTGAAGAGTTAGTTTCTGGTTGATTTCTTCCATACTATCCATACTCTTCTCAATCTTATCAAGTTTTTCTTCAATAAGAGGGTCAGTTGAACCTTTTTTTTCTAAATCTGTTAGTCTTTTATCATTTGTGGCTTTGAATTCTTCAAAGGCTTCCCCAAACTTATCAACAGCAGATTTAACTTCTGAATTGTCAATTTCTGACATCATAGTTCTCCTTTTATTTGTTTTGTTATTTTATTGATTGAGTTTAATAGTTCTTGGCTGTCATCATCAACCTCTCGTTGACTAAGTGCCTTAATAACTGCCTTTGCAGCTATTTTTGACTCAGTTCTGGAAAGCTGTGCTACATCTCGTAGTAAATCTTCCCATTCCCTTATCGTTATTTCAGTGCCCTTAACTTGACGAATCTGCGCCTTTGGATTCATAGGAAAGGTTACTGCTGAAATTTCCATGAGGTCTACTTCTTTTAGCTTTCTTCTTCTGCTTCGCTCATCATAAGAGTAGCCCTTTGCATCTACTTTATATCCGATGGATAGACCAGTTATTGCACCCATCTTCATTAATTCATATGTTTCTTTTCCAAGTTGTGTTCCTAATGCCAACTTACCCTCAACTTGTAAACCCCTGTCATCTTCATCTACTTTCGTAAACACACCAATAGGCTTATCTGTTTTGTGCATATAAAGGAATTTTATATTTTTTGCTTTCTTTTTTCTGATAGATTCTTTGAATGCGCCTCGTACAACAACATCACCACCTAAATCTTTGTTACCAAATACTGAAGCATATCCAGAAAATGTACCTTTGTACCTGTCATCCTCTTCCTCTTCATCTGGCATTTTCCATTCACAATTTAGTGCAAGATATTTTGTTTCTACCTCAACACTGTTCTCAACTTCTTCTTCGTACGACTCTTTGATTTCTTCAGTCATATCTACTCCTTTACCTTTGTAAGTTGCCAAACACACTGCTGTTCGTTGGTTCTTACCATACTCTGAAACCATTGTTGAGTCTGACATACATCTTTTCATATAGTCATCTTCAGTTTCCGAGCCAGTTGGTTTTGGTATTGGCATAGTTAATCCTTATCACACATAATACAGAATCTCAAGCAAATGAGCAAGTTTTTTTGGGTTTTTATACATTATGTATTGTTTTTTATATATCATATGTTATATTTAATATTCTATTAGTGTTTCATCATTGATAGAAACTTTCTGTAAAATAGTGGCTAGGAATGTTACCTATTTTGTGTTTTTCTAATGTTCCTAGTCGCTTATATCATCTAAATCACTTAGATAGACAACGACACACCTACAATTGACTACATTTTTTGCACCACCTCTTGGATCACCGGGATATGACATAGGCATACCCCCAACTGTAAAATCATCATCAATGGGCTTTACTGTTCCTGAAACTTGCAAATGTATATCTCTACTTCTGTTGTCTTGTGTTGCTATCCATCTTTTTCTTTGATTAGGTAGGTTTTGTGATTGTGCAATTCTATGGTTTGCAAAACTTGCGGCACTATGTGTTTCCGTTCTTGCAATTGTAGCGCTTCTGTACCTACTAAACCCACTTGTTCCAGCTTGTCGTATAACTTGACCTAATGCTAACACACCTACTCCCTCTTCTATATTCTTTTCAACAACTCTTTGAATATATTTCCTCGTTGCCATAGATATGAGAACAACCTTTTGTGCTACATTCTCTCTTGCATAATCCCTATAAATTAATTCAAATTGTTCTTCTTGTTTTGTATATTGGTTTAATAATCTTAAGCCAAATGCTCTTATGACAGTTCTATAATGATTCTCTAATATTCTTGTTAATCTTATTTGATTGTCAATGGTTATTTGATTGAACTCCATATCTGTTTCCATAGCCTTACCATATTCGTCAAAGTATGTTTTAAAATATGACCTCATCTGTGCTCTTAAGTTTCTTTCAAAACTTTGTCGTAATCTTGATTGGACTCTAAATTCTTTTGAGATGCTTATTCGTCTTTTTCTACCTATAACCAATTCTTCTTGCTTATAGATGTTGGGGTCATACCCATTTAGATTAAATTGATGTATCACTTTTTAGGCTCTTTGCCTTTAGGTCTATATAATGGGTGTTCTCTAGGCAATAAATCCCTGTCAAATTGTCCACTTCTAAATCTTCCGCTTCTCACTGCAAAAAGGAAAGCATTAACTCTGGCAATTGCCCATTGGTCTGGACCTGTAACATTTCTTCTTACAGATTCAGGGTTTGTTCTGTATGCCCCCACCCCTCTTCTAAAGACAGCACCTAACATTCTAACATTAACTCTTTTGCCTTTTTTTGATCCATGTTTGTCGTTATGCTCTTTTACTTTACCCTCTAGCGTTTTTTTGATTTTGCCAGTAAGTTCTTGCTTCTCTTCTACTACATCATCATCGGTAATTGCTTTATCTAGTTCTGCATTAATTTGGTCTCTCTTTCGTTTAGCCCAGCGTTGTCCAGCATCTCCACCCCATAAGCCCCAAGCTATTCTTCCAGCACTTGGAAAGCCATCTTCTCCTTGACTAAATCCTTCAGCTTGTTTGTCTACTTCATGCCTAGAAAAGAAACTATGCATTCTCATTATAGTTCTAGGTGTAAGATTATCTCTTCGCACAAGTTGATTGGCTCTTGCCACTCCTACTGCTGTACCTCCTCTTCCAAACTCTCTTCTCCACTCTAATGCTTGTCTTGCCGCGTTTGACATAGCCTCCGTTGGCTTAAGGTCAATATCGCTTATGGCCTTTTCTCTTCCAGTTGTTCTCATATAAACAGAATGAGAAGAACAAGGCATATAGATATTTCCATCTGGTGTTTTAATTGTATGATGTCCTTCACAACCAATCTCCTCAGCTCGTCTATTTGCCTCTCCTACAGAATCAAATATATCTGGACCCTCTCCCATTCTTGGGTCTTGTTTTGGTGTTTCTAATTCATTACCTGTTAATCTTGTGTAATCTCTATGACTGGCACAAGGCATATAAACTCTTCCATTATCTGTGTCATGAAAATGTGTACCCTCACAGCCAATTTGTTCTGCTCTTTCTTCTGCCTCTTCTTCTGTTGTAAATACATCTTCAGCAACTTGTTCTTTTAGGTCATCTCCAGTCAGTCTTCTATAATCGCTGTGGGATGCACAAGGCATGTAAACTCTTTTTCCATCAGCATCGTGAAAGTGCGTGCCAGAACAACCTATTTCTTTTGCTCTTTCCTCTGCTTCCTCTCTTGTTGAGAAAACATCTCTTCTTATCTCTTCTTTTCCATATGCATCTTCTGCATCTTTTTTTGGATCAGGTTTAGGTTTTTCCTCCAATGGCGATTCTGTTGGCTCCCCAAGAGGGAAAAGGTTTGCCGATATATAAACATCATCTCCACCGCTAATTGGCTCTAATCCCAATCTATCTCTGGCTTCATTTCTGGATATGATTCCCTCTCGCACAGCAACAGTAACATTCTCATATATTCTTCTTCGTCTTTCTGCCATTGCTGGTATAGAGTCAATGTCATATTCTATTCTTACTCTTTCATTATACAAAGGTGCTAAATATTCATTTAGGTCAGATTCTATTCTTCTTGCAATTGGAATAATTGTTTCTTCATACAATGCTAGTCTTGCCTCTTGTACATTGGAATAAGTTTGTGCATCGGGTATTCCTACAAGTTGACTAGGCACTCCAAAACACATAGCTATATCTCTAGCACTCATATTCTTCATTTGCAAAAAGTCCATATCTTTTGGGGATAATCCCATTTCTTTCCAATCAAAATCTCCCTCTAGCAACATGGCTCTGCCAGCATTGTCAGTTCCTTTAAATCTTTGTTCTAAATCAGATAATACTTGTTGTCGTTGTGATTCTGTTAATTGCACAGATTGACCTACCTCGTCTTTGGGTTTAAATACGATAGCTCCTGAAGGTCTTGCACCATTCATTAATAAATTGACATTGTGTTTTGCAGAAAAATTATGTTGATCAATATCTGTACTTGCTGGTGTGACTGGAGATAGTCCATAATAATCATCTGTTGGATTCCATAATTTAAAGTGTTTGACTTCACTTAATCCAGTTTCTGAGTCTACTGGATAAGAATTTACAATAACACCCTCCACAGTATAGATATAACCCTTGGGAACACTAGTGCTACTTGGCTCTACCTTTACTCTATCTGGCCTTAATAAATGAAGTTCTTTGGGTTGTCGTTGTTCGCTTCCTACTTTTAGAACATAAGCATTACCAGATAACAACAAGAATGAGTACAAAGATTGGAAGAACTCATTACCAGCTTGTGTTGGATTTGGTCTATTTAATAATTCAATTAATGGGTGGTTGTCTAGTTTTGTGTCACCATCAAAAACATTAATTTGTATTGATGATGCCCCATTGGCTATCTCATTAACACACTTGTAAACAACAGCATTATCTTTGTACCCCTCTTTTGCATATTGTTTAAAATTCTCTTTTTTCTTTGTGTCATACCCAACATTATTATACACAGTAATTGGCAATTCTTTTTTAAAAGTAATTGGCTTTACTAAATTTTTTATTCTATCAAAGATGCTCATTAACTTATTCTCCATATTGGCTTCCCTGTGGAAACACTCAATTGAGTTAAAGCCCATACTAGAGCATCTAACCTGTCTGGACTTTTGCCTCTAATATCTCCTGTAAATGAACACATTTGGTCTTCTAGTTCCGTAAAGTTTCCACAATGAAAAACCTTTTTCTGTTCATACAAAGCAGATATAGGCTCAGCCCTTATGACTTTACCCCTTGTTGCGTGTACTGTTTTTATCGGAACATTTTTATCAATACTTCGCAACAACCTTGTTACCAAGTCACCTCCATTATTAGTTTCGGCAACTATCATATTTGCATTATAACGATAAAAGAGGGATATGGCAATATTTCCCCAATTATCTGGTGAATATTTCCCACTTTTATCTTCTAATATGTAGTAATAACCATTTTCTCCAAGACTTGCAACCACAATTCCTGTTTCATCTGATGACTCATTTGCAGTTACAGCTGGATCTATTCCCACTACAACTTTTGTCATTTCTGGCAATTGTTCTTCATTAATTCTTAATTCATCTATTTGTGTATGATTCCAAAGAGCACCTTCCATATCCTCTAAAATTTCTGCATAGAGTTCTTGTCTACCAAGTCTTGTGCCTTCATATCTATCTTTAAATTGTCTTAGTGCTGATGGGGCAAGATTATCTACATTCTCATAAGTTGAACCTTGTGTAACATGAACATCATCATCTCTTCTTGCATATAGTTCTTTAATAATCTTTGTTGGTCTTGGTGTTGTTGTAATAATTACTTGTGGCTTTTTACCCAATCTTAATCCAAACATTAATTGGTCATATGCTTCTGGGTATCTCCAAGCGGCTAACTCATCACACCATGCCCTATGATATTGACTTCCTCTTAATCTGTCAGGCTCACTAGCGGCGAATCCAATAATTTTAGAGCCATTCCATAAATGAATCTCAGCTGTACTTCTATTAAATCCAACTCCTCGTTTACTTGCATAACATTCTTTTGGGATAAGATTATTAATCCCACTGATCCCCTCAAAACACACTCTTCGTAAATCTCCAAATGTTGGTGCTATAACTGCACAAATTGTTTTAGGGTTCTTAAGTGCATAGTTTACAAGGTCATAAGCACCAGTCCAAGTCTTACCAAATCCTCTTCCAGCTAGAATAAGCCATGCATTCCAATCTCCACTGGGTGTCTTTTGTTTGTCTCTGGCTAACTTAAAATATTTAATGTAGTTCAGACTTGCTGTTTTTGTTTGTGCTTCCGACGATTTGTTCAATAAGGTTGAAAGCCTCTGTAACTGTTGTGTCATTTGTTATATTTGTATTATCAGTTGATTCTCCTAATGCCAATCTACCAACTCTTTGACAAGTTGATAATGCCATACTTAGACTATTTAAAGAAGATGGAGAAAAATATGGTCTATCTGCATCTTGTCTTGCTCTATTAGAAAATGTTAATAAAGCCACTATTTCATTCTGTAATGCTTTAGCAATTCTTAAATTATTCTCATCAAAGTCAACAGCATCTTTTGCAAGTTTGTTTTGCCTCTTTGAATCTATCTCTACTTGTAAGTTCTTTTGAAAGTCCATTTTCTGTTGTTTCCAGCTTTGTGAGGTTGATTTTCTATATAGAGTAACAGATGGTATCTCATACTTCTTTGCTAACTCTTCTATTGTGGGATAACGCCTTTCTGATCCATCTAAGATACCTTGTACAAAGTCTTGTCGTATGGCTTCAATTATATCTTCCGTATGTTTAGGCATAACATCAAAATACCATTAATTTTAGAAAAGACAAATATTTTTGTTCACTTTGTATAAAAACAAGCCAATATAAGCGCTGTCAGTAGGTGTTTGGGGTGTTTAAGGTATTCTAGTACCTAGTAAATTTAATCATATTTTTATCATCTAACTATCATTTGAAGTTGTAGTCTTTTATTATGATACCCATTTTTTCATCACCTCTTTGATGAGGGTGTATTGTTATTGTTTTTCCATTTTTATATTGTCTTGTGTGCCGTCTAACCCAATGTAATCTATTCTTGTTAATTGAATCTCCATATCTTGTTGTAATTCTATTAGCTTTTTTTACTTCTAGCATTTTATATTCAAATCCTTTTATCACATTACTTCTTTTTTTTATTGGCAAAGAAGATTTAAAGGCAATCGTTTCTGAACCTTTTGCATAGATGAATTGTAAAAGATTTAAGAAAGTTAAAATACCAATTGATGATGTGATAGTGTCAACTTGTTGTAATGTTTCTGAAAATTTATAAGTATCAAATTTTTTTCCGTGCATTGTTGATGGAAGAAAATCAACAAATCTTTTATATGACTCTCTAACTGGTTTTGTAAAATTTCCAAACATTTCCATCATAAAAAATTCATCTTTTGCTTTTGTATCAGCATCTGTGGGTATTCCTCCATTGAAATCTATGAAGTAGTCAACCAAACTTAAATTTAATCTTTCATCATATCCGTGATACTTACAAGCATTGTCAAATGTTGTAATAGTATATGTTGATGTTTCATCTACCATATGTAATCGCCCTCCACTAAATTCTTTAGAAGGTTTACATTTTTGAATCCAACACCCAGCCATAAATTCTTTTGCTCCATTTGTTTCCATAGAGTATGGAAATAATATTAGCATATTATCATAAATAGGAAGTGAGTTGCTAAATAACTCCTCGTGCAATTGTTCTATCTCTGAAACTGAATTTATATTCGTATTATGATTGGATAACTTTTTTGCACACTCAGCACTATATTTGACAAATTGTTTATTCACAAAATCGTCACTTAAAAATATCTTTGTTGCTGATAACAACTTACCTTTAAGAGCAAACTTGTCTTTTTCAAAACCAATCTTATTATGAGTAACAAAAGTTTTTTTTGGCTCATCAATTCCGTGTATCAGATGTTGTAAAAAGTTTTCATATTTTGTTTTCATTTTTCCCAAACCTCCATAACCTTTTCTCTATTTGTTTCAATCAAAAGAACTTTGTATTCAGATTCTTCTGATATTTCTTCAGCAAAATCCCAAGCCTTGCCTAAGTCATTAAACTCTTTTGATTTTTGTCTATGTCTTATTTGATATTCAACTCTAAATTCTTTCATATTATATCACCCCATAAAAACAAATAGCAGAAACTTTGTTCCAATTAGAAACTTTAGATTGTCCAGCTTTTATCATAACATTGTCCAAGTCGTTTCTCTCTTGTATTAATTCTTCAGTAAAAGAGCCAGCCTCTTCGTGTCTTTTGGCAATACTCATATACATCTCAGCTAAGCCAATCTCTCCCATCATCTTACAGGTGTATGCCCTAGAAATATTATGGAAGTTACTATCTGTCCATTTGTAGATTTCGTCCATTGTGTATTTTGTAAAAGTAATCATTGTGTTTTTCCTTTTGTTAATTGT